TAACCACGATGCGGGAAAGATATAAGATATGGAAAGATCACACCGTGGTCAGCTATTTTTAACAACCAGTTTTATGCCCTTTGAATCTGCAGCACGTTTACGCCCTGATCGCCATCTATCCTCGATCTTATCAAGGAAAGAAAGACTAAAATTTCCTAAACCAAAGTCATTTCCACAATACAACTGAAACATCAAACTTGTAAGCTCGTCATAAGTTTGTTTATTAGGACAAACCATTACAAGCTTATCTAACGCCTGATTTAATGCTTCCTCACTGCTTTTTTTTACAGCTTTACCCACAAAATAATCCTTTTATTAAAAGTTAATTTTATGTTTCGTTGTTCGTTGAAAATAAAGTGTTTTGAAAGCCTCACTTTTTCATTTAGGCTTAGGAATACATCTATTGTTTATAAAAGAAGTGACTTAATTGCAACAGTTAATTTTAAAAAGGTGGCGTTAGTCTCCCGTACGCCACCCTCCACTGATCAATTATTTACCGTTGAGAAGCTTTTTACCCTCAGCCAATAAATTTTGTTTCATTTTGTCGTAGCTGATATTTTGTTTTTTAGCTATCTTTTTAACTTCATCATCTACTAATTTAGCAATCATATTACCTGGTCTTCTAAATCCATTCTGTCCCATAGCTCTAATAATTGTATAAGACTCAATATCAACTGCACATGATTTCCATTTACTTATGTCCATTTATCCTCCTAATAAAACATTAAATAAAAAGCACCACCAAATAGTGCTAATAAAATTTTTGCAGGTATCAAAAACATAACTGCACATATGATTGTTTTAATAATCAAATTATTCATCTTCTTCCATTCCCTTCAATTGATCGTAGCATAGTTCAGATGCTACCTTTTCGTTAATTATATAAATAGGCATGTCATCAAACTTTAATGAGCATTGTTGTAATTTACGCATACAATTTTGAAACTCATCATCAGAATATTCTAATGGCATACCATTTACTGTGTGTGCAGGTAGGTCAGATAAAATGTTGTCAACCTGTTGACACCAATTTTTTAAAGTCTGAGATTTATTTTTCATTGAGTATCTTCTCCAAATCTTTCATTGGGCTAGACTCTACAATACCCAATGCATCTTTCAACCTTTCATTTTCCTCTGTAAGCTTTTTAATATTAGCTGTCAGATCATCAAGCTGATCACAAAGTCTTTTACATACCTTTTGTAATTCATCTAATGCTACATCTAAATCTGTTGCTTCTTGTGTAAGCTTAAGTGGTTCTCCTGTGGTTATTACTGGACCTGTGGTTATTAGTCCATCTGCATCTCTTTTTAACGTTGTTGCCATGCGGCCTCCTCTTTGTTATGATTTATAATATCTTAAATATAATTATTTTCATGGGATATGCAAGGATAATTTTATGACTAAATTCATGCTCGTTTTACACCTTTGTAGCGTTGTAGCTATGAAATGCACTGATGCCACTTATACTGGCTTGATGTTTAATGATCATTACACTTGTGCTTTAGGTGGTTATAAAATGGGTTATGAGACATTTAAAAGATTAGAAAAAGACGATTATTATGGCTTAGACCGTATAAACAAAGAAAAAATAGCTATAAAATTTGAGTGTTTAGAGATGGAAAGTCCCAATGAAAAGCTATTAGTACCACCAAAAAAACCTAAAATTACCACATAGTTGCAATTATATCACAATTTGGTATATAATCGCTTATGAAACTCTATCGCGTCCAAGCAAACTATAAGAATATATATATTGATGAGATGCTTGAGGCTGAGAACGATAGGGCAGCTCTTGAGGGTTTTGTAAAGAAGGTTGACTCAGGAGATGTAACAGAAAGGGAAGGACCAGGTTTTTATAATCCTGATCATTTATTCCTAACCTTCGAGGAGGTTGACCGAGATGCAACTACAAAAGTTAATATCGGAGAAACTTCAATTGGAGTCACAGTGGGCAACCAAAGCGTTGCAGCAGGGTAGAGTAACTCCAGATATGAAGTGGATGGATATAAAGATTAAAGATCTTAGAACTAAGATCAATGATCAAAGTGTTGAAGACGCAAAAAAAGGTCTTTACGATATAGCTAGTTAGACTAGCTTTTTAAAAAAATAATCTAAATCCTAGGCTACAACTGTCTCTAGTGAAAAAGCATTCAGTGTCGCAGCTAGAATTAAACCCCTGCTGTCGTCAGTCGTCTACTATTCAATAAAATAAAAAATAGAAAATTTGCTCGTGGTATAATAGTAAATAAAAAAATAAAAGGAGCAATTATGGAATGGAAACACCCAAGCTATTATGCAGAACTTAGAAGGCTGCGTAAGATCGAAGAAGAGAAGGAGTCGGAGAACAATGAGGACAAGGACTCTTCTGAACAATCTCAAGATCCTCAATCTGAAAAGTAATCTTAGTGCCCTTGCATTCTTTGCAGGGGCTACTATTCCTTAGCTTCTCCCCAGGATCGTCCGAGTGCAATATCAACTTTGGAAGGTACTTTGAAATCTCCGATGGCATTTTCCATTATCTCCTTAACATTTTTTATATCTTCTTCCTTATCTATTGAAAAACATAATTCATCATGAATTTGAAGTAAAGGTTTATATCCAGCTTTGTAGCATTCAATCATAGCCTGCTTAGTTTGATCTGCTGCTGAACCCTGAATTAATCTATTTAATGCCTTATAAGTAAAAGCTCTACGTATATTATTGCCATATACGGCCTTAGCCTCCTCATATTGCATTGCTTTGTTCATTCCGAAGGTAGAGGGCTCCCACATGTCAAATCGGCATTTACGACCCCTTATTGTTCGAATAAAGCCATATTTAGAAGCAGAGTTAGACACCTCTGTGGCTAATTGCTTAACAAATGGCACTCTTTCTCCATATTTTAACAATAGTTGTTCAGCTCTATCTTTAGAAATACCTAATTCCTTAGCTAATTTAGCTTTTCCCATACCATAAAAGAGACCTAAATTAATTGTTTTTGCCTGGCTTCTAGTAATTTGTGCCATATCTGCAACTATTTGGTGAAAATCAGCAGACTCATTCTTATAAGCTTCAATAAACTCTTTACTACCTGAGAACTCATTATTTGTTGAAGCAGCATAGTGAGCTACAATTCTAGGTTCTTGTTGTGAGTAATCAAAACTACCCCACTGTCTACCTTCTTCAGGTAAAAATAAACTTCTAATTTTGTTCCCGTATTCTTTGTTACGTGCTGGGATCTGTTGCAGGTTTGGATTAGAATATGATAAACGTCCTGATACCGTTCCACCTTGGTCAGATCTTAGTTGATTTATTTCAGAATGTATTCTACCTTTGTGAACATAACGTTGAATGGAGTCTATGAATG